ATTACCTTTAGAGCCACCGATATGTCTAAAGGGGCTCCAATTTAATTTACTAAATTTCTGGGAGTTATCCAAGTTTTCTTTTGTAACTTCTACACGTTTAGTCAGTCCTCTGTTACTCTGTTGCACCTTTGCAAAGGCTATAAGAGCACAAAATGCTACTAACCTATCCACGTTTAGTCCATCTCTGTAAGCTTGCATCTCACGTAGAAGCATAATATCCGGTATACGCTCAGCACCATATATTGTTTTTACAATATCTCCGTTCTCTTTTGTCTCATGATCAAGCTCTTCTTTTAGAAACTCAATCCCATAAGACAACACTGTACCCTTAAATAGTGTACCAACGTTCTTCCATCCATATTCCTGGAATACGTTACGGTTGGCACCAATGTCTTTCAAGAACAAAATCATATCTTTTGGTACAAGATATCTTTGTTTTTTCTTACTTATCATATACTGAATGAATAAAGCTACGTTGTTTTCCACAACTGTCCAAGCATTATACCATTCTATAAGAAGTTCTAGTCTTTCATGGGTTTTGTTAAGATCATCAAAACGTCCACACCAAGATGCCACGATCATGTCACGTTCTATCTCGTTTTTAACTCTACCGTTACCGTCATCCTTAATAACCTCCACTGGATTTTTATATACGTATATAGAACATAGTGATTCAGATGTAGTAGTCTTTCCTTCTCCAACAGGGTCCACAGAAGCATAGTACATCCCAAATGGTGGATCTTTATGAGGTCTTTCATAAATACACAACACACCTTCCTTGTCCTCAGTCTTCTTAGATATAGGAAACTCCATAATAGGAATTTTCCTAGACGGTTTGTCTACTATCTTACCCTCAGCATTTCTAGAAAGGTCTAAATATTCTACAGAGTATTCTTTATCTTGGATACGTTGCATCTGACGAGCAACTAAGTGTGGAGGAAACACACTCACCTTACGGGTAGCAAAAGCTTCTTCAATACAACGTGGTTGCTGAGATACGGTAAGTTGATAAGCTGCCGGATCTAAATCCTTTTTCATCTTCTCAAACTCTTTCTCTAAAGCCTCTAAAGCTTCCTCCACCTTAGAGTTGCCCCACTGATCAATATAAGGGGGCATAGACCACTGTTCTGGAATAAATAGACCTGTGATACCAATTGTCCCGTCCTTGTCTATAAGGCTTGATTCTACCCCATAGAAGCCATTCTCTTCTGGATGTAGTATATACTCCTTCATTGGCTCACACTGATCTAGATCACCAACTGATCCAGCAGCTATAAACTGACCAGTAATCATGTGTCCAGACTTAAGTGCTGGCTTCATAAATCCGTATGTGTCATCCATCTTAGGTGCGATACCTGCTTCCTCGTGAAAGAAGTATGTTACAGGTCCACCGACACCATGTGTAGGATCTTTCTCAAAGGAGTATAGGTTGATCGTAGATTTCAAACCTTTATAAGTATCACGACCACCTATCCTCACTTTAATCTGTTGCTGCCACGCCCCGACCTTGTCAGGCTCAGCTGGACGATACCAGGCTGTGTGTTCATTTAAAAAGTTCTTATATTCATTAAGAAACTTCCATGAGCCTTTCTCGTTTATATAATCTTTTAAAGAAGCTCCTATCTTTAACACAGCTCCTTCTTCAAACCAATATTGGTTAAGTAGCTTAGCCATATGGAAATAAGAGGAGGCTATCTGACGCTTCTTTAGAATAATAGCGTGCTTCCAATGTAATTCTGCAAGATGTTCATATAGAGCCATGTGGTATTGAGCATCCCTCACTTTAGCAAAGTCAAACCTTTTTTCTTCTTTATCATAAATAGGAAGAAAGTTTAACCACATATAGTAGTCCCTACTTATGTACCATTTTTGATCACCATCTTTTACAATAATACCGTTACGACATTTTGCTTTCTGATCATTCCAGTAGGCAATAAAATCTTTGGTTTTTACAGGAGCTGCACAATAATATCCTTGTTTCTGAAACTTACGACCTTCTTCGTTAAAGATCTTACTACTTTCATTAAAGTTGTATTTACCCGGCTCCTTAAAAATAGACAACAAGAAGTCCCTAAGCTCCTCTCTTGTATAAAAGGTAGTTACATCCCATTGACCATTTTCATATGTAGGTATTTCTCTAAACATTATTTCTGTTCAACAGTGTCTGTAAATTTATACACAGCATCAATATCACCTTTACCTCTATGCAATAAATACAAGAGTGTGTTAATGTCTTTACTACGTAGTATACCTTTTATCTCATAATTACTCCAATAAGCATTGTATAAGTTTCTTGGAATAGCATTCCATAACTCAGTGTATGGATTAAAATGAAATGTCCAATCATGCATGAACTCATCTTTTACATCTGATACAGGTGCAAACTCTTTGATGTTTTCATAATCTGTGTAAACTTCTTGTTTCATAGTTTTCTTATTTAATATTTTTAGGAAAGCAGAAGATGGGTGCGTGGACATCTGCTTTTACGACTGGCATTTCTAACCTCTAGGTATCCGCCCTTTCTACAGTTAAAGGATACATTCCAGTCAACCTAATATGCTGTAGAGGATGGACTCGAACCACCATGTGGACTTTATCAGTTGCTCCACACCCACGAGACAGGTGGGCACGTTTGCCAATTTCGTCACTCTACACTACTACTTACTTGTTATACTCGTATTCTAGTATTCTACCAACAATATCACTACGGTGATTTTCTTTAAGCTTGATCCATTTAATCTCACTAATCTTTTTAGATAGTTCAATAGCGTAGCTTAAACCTGTAACACTATGTTTAGTGTCTTGTTGTTCATTATCACCGTTAATAATAATCTTTCCTGTCTTACCAAGTCTGGTTAGAATAGCTAACATTTCAGTTTTAGTAAGGTTTTGTGCTTCTTCTACAACAAGAATGTCGTCAATTGTCTTACCACGAATAAACTGTACAGGATAAGCAATGATCTTTTCATCTTTTACCATGGTTTGGATCTTCACTTTGTCTGCACACTTTACTAGATTCTCCTGAAAAGCTTCTAGATAAGGATTAAACTTCTCATCTAAACTACCAGGAAGAAATCCTAAAGAGTTACCTACTTCTATAGTGGCACGTGTTACAAAAATTTGGTCACACTGCTTCTTATTTAAGAAGTCTAGTGCACTTAATGCACATACTAAGGATTTACCACTACCAGCTCTACCTGTAACTATTACAATCTGGTTTTCAATAATCAAACGTCTAGCATCTCTTTGTTCATCATTAAGAGTCACATGATATTTAATTTCTTGTTTACGTTCTCTGTTTGGTTCTCTCATACTTTTACTATTGGTCATACGCTAAGTTTTGTCCCCCTCTAACTTGAGACTGTTGTTCTTCCATTAAGTCTCTATACACTCCCTTAAAACTTTGTCTAACTGAATCAAATCTTTCTGCAATTCTAAGGATAGCTGTAGCAGATCCATCTCTACCAGATGTCACCTTTTCTGTAGCCATAAAGCCGGCCATGTTATCAAGTGCAATCTTAATACCCTGGTATGCTCTATATGTAGGAGTTTCGTACATCTTCTTACACATACGTAGTCCATTCACTACAAGATCATCTTCTGTAGAAAATTCTCCGTCCACTTCTCCTAGAATAACTTCTTCTTTGTCCGTTTCTAGAACATCAAAGAAAGGATTTAAATCTGGGTTAGGGCATGTCATATAAAATAAATATGTATAAACCTTTACAGATTCATCACCATACTCATCCATAATATCTTTTAAAAACTTTAATGTGTAACAGTGTTCACTAGGAACCACCTTACCATTATGTATGTCAAATAATCTAATCATTTTTATGTTTATTTATATCGTAGTAATAAGAATCTGTATCTTCACTAACCCATCTATCGGAAACTGTTTCTACAGATAGTAATTCTTTATCCACTTTTATTTCTTTTATATCAAGAGGAAAATCTTTAGTAACCCAGTTAGAGTCTTTCCAGAATATTCTATTGTTAGGTTGACATAGTAAATATCCATCATCTGCTACTAAAACGTGACCACATTTGTAATCAGAAGGTTCATCAGAATAAGCATTATTATACCAATCTACAGTAAATAAATAACTTGCCCAAACTTTAGTTCCATCTTTTAGTACAGCTTGACATCTTCTTTCATACAAATAGTTGTATGTAATCACTGATACGTTCTCACTAAAACAATCCCATAGTTGTTTAAAATGAAATGGAATATCATCTGTAGGTTCTTTTAGAAACACCTCACTAAGTGGCACTCTACTTCTCATCATACCATAATCTGTCATAATATGAAATGTAAGAATCTTTCCAGCTATAGATTGTATACCAAATATATAAGCATTGTGAAACTTATCATGGTCTTCTTCCTTATGTGTAAAATGTGATAGTCTAACTAGACATTTTAAATTATCAATATTGTGGTTCAATACCATTAATGCTTAGCTTTTAGTTTATCTCTGTTATCTTCTAACCAATGTAATAAATTAATCACTTCTGTTTTTAAATATGGAAGGTCATACTGTACAATATCTTTCACTATAGGATCACCATTTGTATCAAGAGCGGTGATTGGGTTACCAAACTTATCTTTACCCACTTCTTCAAATACAATGTGATGAATAGTTAGTATGCCGGGCTTAAGTCTAGGATTATGCTTTAGTATAATGTACATGTACAAGCTAAGCTGTAAAGCATAGTGGTTTACATTACAATCATCTAAATGAGATACAGGAGAGTTCATCTTGGTTGTAATTCCTTCCCAGTTAGTAAAGCCTTCAGTCTTGATTTCTTTGTTAGTCTTGTAGTCAGTGATATGTACCTCTCCACCAATCACTTCTACTAAATCAGATTGACCACATAAGCCGGCACTTTTTAGATAAACCATGTGCTCAGGATATACACCATCTGTGAGCTTCTGGTTAGGAGAAAATTTAGTACCGTCAATCTCAATCGGTTTAAAAATAGGTACAGTGGACCCATGTCTTTCCATTGTTTCTAGTGAACATATATCTGATTCTCTACAATTGTGGTACCATGTTCCTAATGTTGTAGCTCTTAGAGCCTCATTGGTCCATGCTTGTTTAATTTCTTCTGGGGTCATGCCGTACCACTTAGACTTTCTAGACTTAGATGTCTTTTCAGCAATCTTATCTGCGTCAAATGGTTGTTTAAAGTTACCAATAAAGGATGTAACTGATATCCATTTAGTTGCGTCCTCTGGACTAATACTTGTGTAACTGTGATCGTGTGGTGTGAATCTCAAAATGCTCATATGTTTATGTTTATATTCCTAATTTCTGATTAATCATGTCTTCTTCTTCCTGACTCACTTCAGCTTTCCAGTGTCCCTTTGGACAATCTGAAGATAGGGATCTAGTTTTGAACCCTAATGAACAACCGCATCCTCCTAATAGATGATTGCAACATGGACCAGTGCCGGCCACCATACATCCTTCATTCTGCATAGTGTAAAGTGCACAATTCATACAAATCTGCATTCTCTGTTGTGCAATATCTTCTACATCCTCTTTCTTAAATATGGAATTAGTCACTCCCTCCAGGATCTGACCCTTGGCTTTCCATATCTTTATTATGTTCTCTTTTATTCCCATTGCTTTTAGTTTTATGAAGTTTAATAAAATCCTTTCTCTGCTTTTCCTCATCTAACAACTTCTTCACTGCTTTTAGATCAAACAATGTCTCAGCTGTTTTAAATCTAGCGGTCATTTGTTGTAAACCTTTTTGTTTATTACTTTCTTCAAACTTCTCTAGATTAGTTATCTTATAATCTATCTTCCAATGCTTAATGGTAAAATCCCCTAGAT